CCGTATATAATATCCGTTAACAAAATCCAAATAATCGAGCGTGCATTTATTGCTGCCCATATTCCCCTCATTCACCAAATACATTCCGACAGGATCAGCATCCGGTTGTATGCCATCCCCAATCAACTCGTATTCCGAAGGGACGACAATTTCAATCTTCCGACAAGAAGAAAAGGAAAGGATAAAGATGCTTATATAAAATAACAGCTTCATACTCATCGGTATTATAATTCGACCGTTAAAGACGCCCGATAATTTCGCTTGGGCATAGGATAATTCAAAATAACATCATAATCTTGACTCAACAAGTTGTTGACCTCCAAAGATGCTTTCAGTGAACCAAATTTCATTTTGAATTCTTTAGACAAGGAAATATCACTGGTATACCAAGGTTGTGTATAGTTGTATTTGATATTTTCCTGTTGGTTATAGCGTTCCCCCACATAAATAAAGCTGTAATTCAAGTCCCAGCCTTTGTAAGAAGCTTGGGCGATGGCAGATCCGCTATGCCAGGGTATATAAGGGATCTGGTCTTTATAATAATTATCGGAAGGATCGGTATAATCTTGCGCCTTTTGATAGGTGTATTGTACTTTCATGGTAATGAACAAGTCTTTCCAAGGATTAATCATCGTTTCTGTACTTATATCAACACCTCGTATTTTCACTTTCCCCAAATTTAACATCGTCCAACGGAATTGTTGTCCCTTCGGATAAGCGATTATCTTGTCCTTCACATAATTATAATAGCCGTCCGCTTGTATCTTAAAATGGCGAAATAATTTATTCCCCCACTGTTTTTGGTATACGGTTCCTAGATTATATTGCGTGACATATTCGGGATCCAGCTTGGAGTTTCCCATATCAGCATAATACAGGTCATTAAAAGTGGGCATCCTGAATGTTTTTTTATAGAATGCTCGTAGACTAAAATCATGTTTATCAAATAGCTTATATGAAAGAAAAACAGCAGGAGTAAGTATTTGCCGGGCTTTGGGGGCTGGCCCTTCTTTGACCCGGTCGTTCACAAACGTCGCCAAACCGCTTCCCTGCAACTTTACTTTTCCCAGGCGGAGAGCCGTTGCGATCGACAGCAGGTTGGTAAAACGGGTGGGGAATACAAAACCGTACATATCCGCTTTCATCTCATTCCATTGAAAATCGTATGACATGGAAACGTCCCAGAATGGGAAAATCGTGTACATATTGGCTGTAGAAACATAAACCTCACGTTGTTTATAAAGATTATCCACCTCGATCAGTTTATCGTCATTATTTACATAGTGTGTACGATAAAAAGCGTATTTTGCGTTAACCTGTGTTTTGAATTGATCGTTCACCTCTTTTACAAAAGAGCCCTGAAAAAAGGAATTGGTATCCCAGACCCGTTCTCCGCGACGCCACACGTTATTGACAATAGCGCCGGGGATACCACGTTCAGAATTATAATTATAAACTTTTGCGTTCCAGGTTCCTCTTTCGATTGTTCCATACAATCCCGCTTCCAAGCGGGTTGCGTTGATATCCCCGTTTTCCCGCACGGCGGTCGTATCGTATGCGATCTCTCCGGCCGGATTGACACGACGGTAACGGAACTTGTATTTTCCGCTGGCATTCAGCCATTCTGCACTGAACGAGGCGGCTACATTCTCGGATATTTTATATTCAAAAAGAGCCGAAGGATTGATCACATCAAAAGATCCGGCTTTCATGGTTGCCCTTAAATTCGTGTTTTTTCCATCCTCAAATTTAGGTCTGCGTGACCTAAGATAGAGCGTCCCTGCCGCACCAAAATCCTTGGCGGACTGGAATATCTCGCTTTTCTGTCCGTTATACAGAGAAATTTCCTCGATATTGTCCAACGAATACATGCCCAAATCGACCTGCCCGTTCTGAGCGTTGCTCAATTCTATTCCATCGTAAAATACCCCCATATGATTCGTTCCCATGCTACGGATATTCACTGTTTTTATACCGCCTACACCTCCATAATCTTTCAATTGTACCCCGGAAAAATAACGAAGGGCATCTGCGACACTGTGACTGTTCAATTTTTGAAGTTCTTTGCCTGACAATTTTTGAGAAGGTATGACTTCCCTGAAACTTTTAGCCACAACGGTTATTTCATCCAAATGTTGGATGGAATCCAATCTACTTTGGGCATACACCCATAGAGGGCATATCCCTAGCATCATAACCATAAGATTTTTTCTCCTTATGGTCTTAAAAAATATTATATTCATCGTAACAAGATATTACCATCACCTTATCCGAGGTGACGCATAATTCAATTATGGCAGGTTTTCTGACTCATCTCCCTTTACTCGGCAATCACCTTCCCAACCTTTCCTATATTTATGGTCAGTGGTTCGTAGAACGCCCGGTTTTATTGATTTACAGCTACGGATACAGTTCCAGACTTACACTGGATTCCCTTTTACCGACTTAACTATGGACATAATCAAGTCACACCATAATTTATGCGACAAAAGTAAATGAAATAAATTTAAATTGAATATAAAATTAAACAAAAAGATAGAATAGTAAATAGATGCGGTTTAAGAATCTTGCTTTGTGGTAATAAAAGATCGGGCTGTCATCCCAGCCTCCCTGCTTTTATTACTCACATATTCCTGCAATAGAACAACTCTAGGAAAAAAGCGATCCGGTAAAGATGAGGACAAAATGTAAACGGTATATGAAGTTTGTTGCTTATTTATTAGTCGTACATTGTATGTTGGTTAATAATCAGATAATTTACAACTTTAATATAAGCGTGGACGAAGACCAATTTTAGCTGGTTCATGAATTTGTTAAGAACGTTCGGTTCCTATGCCCTCGCATCTGAAATTTGGATGCCTCGTTGAAGCTCCCGATCCCACGTTGGCGTGGTGGGCTATAGGCTGTATTCAACCAATATATACGTTTCGGTTTATAATCACAAGTCAGTCTTGAAAAGTATTGGCACAGTGAGTTCCTATAATCAAAAGTAAATCAAAATCTTATTGTCTCGGGCGTTGCGGCTTCGCTTTCCATGGGTATTTTCCTTACGACAAGTCGCGGAAAATACCCATGGAAACAAACGCCCGGACAATGATTTTGATTTCAGGAAGGATTATAGGGACTCACTGCGACCGACGCGACGCATAACCGTGTCATTGATAAAAAGGCAGGCCTCCTTTATATCTCCATAAAAGCAGGTGGAATAGCGAAATACATGGGTCCGACAATATCTTGTGAGAAAAGATTCCGCTCCATGAGAAGACAGGGACTTCTGCTCTCTCTGCTCTGCATAATCTTTATGCCTGCATCTCGGCTTCTTTGCCTTTCCGCATGCACTGTATCTTTGGGGTTTTATCTTGTTCCTGCCATCTGATGAAATCTGATGACATCTGACGACAGGTGTTTGGAGAAAAGATTGTTGTTCCGCTATATTTGTTTCGAACCAATTGAATACGCTTATGGAAATCGTCACTATTGAAGCGACAGTCTTTGAAAGTATGCTGGAGTATCTGGAAAATGCAGCCCGGATTACAGATGAACTCTGTGAGAAGCTCCGTGAGAAGAGAATGGGGGAATGGTTGGATACCCAAGAGGTCTGCCTTCTGCTGGACGCCTCCCCCCGTACATTGCAGACCCTCCGTGAGAACGGCACGCTGGCATACAGCCGGATCAGCCACAAGGTCTATTATAGGCCGGAGGACATACAAAAGATACTTCCCGCCATTCAAAAGAGAAAGGGAGGCCAGATATGAACGGGCTGCTGACCGGAAAGCATGAGAGAATCCTTGCTCTTTTCCGGAAACTTGATCATATGACAGACAGGCTTGGCAGCCTGTCCCGAAGCCCCCGTCCCGTATTGGACGGGGAACATTATCTTACCGACCGTGAACTCTCCGGCAGGTTGAAAATCAGCCGCAGAACCTTGCAGGAATATCGGAACGAAGGCAGACTGCCTTACATCCAGCTCGGTGGTAAGGTTCTGTACAGAGAAAGTGACATAGAGAAAATGTTGCGGGATGGATACAGGAAAGCCCGATCGCCATTGTAAGGGAAGTCTGGAATGAGGTCAAAATGAATGGGACAGAAATCTGTGAAGACGGTTTCTGTCCCTTGTTTTATCTTGTTGCGACCATACATTACGGTACCTTTTCGTTTTTTTCCTGGTCGCATTCCTTTTTCCATCCGCTGTACCGTCCGCATTGATAGACCCTGGACGGCATGTTGTCGTCCGGCAGGGAATACATGCCTTTGGTTTCTTCCGAAAGTTTTCCGAAATCCCTGCGTACCTTTTGGTTGGTTATTTCCGCATAAATCTGTGTAGTACGTATGCTGGAATGCCCCATCATTTTACTGATGGTCTCAATTGGCATGCCGTTGGAAAGGCAGATTTCAGTCGCATAGGTGTGTCGGCTCATGTAATAGGTCAAGTGGCACTCAAGCCCGCACATTTCCCCGATGATTTTCAGGCTTCTGGACAGGCTGCAAGTGGCCGGAACCCGGAACAGTCTCCCATTCTCTCCCTCGCCTTTATATTTTTCCATGATTTTTAATGGGATGTCAAGCAGTTTGATACGGCATTCCACCTTTGTCTTCTGACGGTTGATGTGTATCCATTTGGAGCCGTCTGGAGCCGTGACGATATGTCTTTCGGACAATTCGGCCATTTCGGCCCTTCCCAGTCCGGTGAAGGTCGAGAAGACAAAGAGATCCCTGGTGTGGCACAGCCGGTAGGTGGGAAGATCGATTGCCATCACTTTGGCAAGCTGCTCACCTGTCAGGTGTCGGTGAAGTGTCGGGGGGATCTCAAGCTTGTAACCGGTGAACGGATAGCGTGACAGTATCCTGCGTTTGACTGCGAGCCGGACAATCTTGCACAGCAGGATCAGGTAGTCGTTCAGTGATATGGTTTTCAACTTCAATATTGTGGAAAGATAGAAATGGAAGTTTTCGATGAACTGCATGTCTATCGAGCGAAGTGTCACGTCTTCCACTCCATATTTGTATTGCAGGAAGTTGTACAGATGTTTTCGTGTGGTCAAATATCGGATATAGGTATGGTGTGTGCGGTCGATCCCCACACGCTTGGCGTACTCCTCGTTATGCTCGTCAAAAAGGGCCAGAAGATGTTCTTTGGGCTGAGCCTTCCCCGTAACTGCGTTTTTTATGATCTCAGCCGAGACGTACCCGGCTGAGTCCACGCTCTTCTTATAGGCGGTTCGTGCCTTCTCCTCCAGTTCCTCCAGTTTCCGATTCAGCCCTCTCAACTCTATGGAGGTTTCCGGATTCTGTCCGTGTATGACGGCACGGCCCTTATTGGCATCCCAAAATTTCGGCTGCACGTCCTCTCCGGTGGAATACTGGCTTACTTTCCCGTCAAGGGTGATACGTCCCATGACGGGGCATTTTCCGTTTTTTTTGATTTTCTGTCTGTTGATATAAAACAATAGTTTGAATGTGCTTCTCATTCTTACACTCCTTCCATTGGGTTTAATATTTCTTTTCTTTCTCTTCTCCGTATCTCTCTTAAACTCATGTCCTTCAGAATAGTGGATGGAGGCTGGTCAATGCCGGACAGTGTGTATTTGCCGGTGATCTCATGCTCCAGTACCGTCACGTCCCGGTCCACCTTCTCGTCGGTCACTTTAGCATAGCGCTGCGTGGTGCTGATATTCCTGTGCCCCATAGCTTTGCTGACAGTCTCGATGGGTACGCCCTGTGAGAGACAGATCTGGGAAGCGAAACTGTGGCGGGCCATGTGGAAGGACAAGTTACGATCGATGCCGCATTGTGCGGCCATCTTTTTTAGGTGAATGTTCATGCTTTCCTTTGTCAGCATGGGAAATAGCTTCCCGTCTGGTGCCACCCCCCTGTACTTCTTCATGATTTCTATGGCGATGTCCAGTAGGCGTACGTTTTCCGGGGTTCCCGTTTTCTGCCTTCTGGTTTCTATCCATAAGTTCCCCTCGTGGTCCCTCACCACATTCTTTTCCGTCAGGTTGCGCATGTCACAGTAACAGATGCCGGTGAAGACGGAAAATAGGAACATGTCCCTGGTGAAGTTACGGTTGGGTGTATCAAAAGTGGTGCCCATCAACCTGTCCAGTTCTTCTCTGGTAAGAAACCTCTGTTTCTGCTTTGGCTTCATGGGGGAGAAGTCCTTGAACGGGCTGAAAGGCACGATGGCTCGGCTCACGGCGATTCGGGCGATATGCTTTAGCCTCTGGATGTGCCCTATGGAGGTTCCTGCCTGAAACTTTCTGTCGATGCGAAGATACAACTCGAAAGCCTCGACGAACGATTCGTCTAGTGCCTTGAAAGGGATATCCGATACCTTATATCTCACCTTGATGAACTCCTCCACGAAGTGGAATGTATGCCAGTACAGGTAAAGGGTGTTAGCGGCACGGTTCACCCCGACACGCAAGGCGTATTCCTCATTGTGCTCACGGAACAGTCCCAAGAGAGTCACCTGTTTCTCCGCCATACCCTGGAAAGCGTCACGTATCTGTGTGGCGGTGATGTCATCGCTGATTTCCGCCAGTTCGCTGTATCTCCTTTGCAGCAGGAGCATCATCTTGTCTATTGCCCTGTTGGTGGCAATGGCCATCCGGCTTTTTCCCGTACACCGTTGCGAGGTGGCGTTCCACAGTTTCGGGTCCACTCTTATCTTGCACCCGAACTGTGTGGTCGAATTGCCCGTAGCTTTTATCATGATCCTTCCCATCAGCGGGCAGAGCCCGTCCTTTCCCTGCCCGTTCCGTTTAAGATAGAGCAGCACCTTGAATTCTGTCTTCATTCCTTTCCTTGTTTAAATTGCAATATTATAAATTGTTACAAGGATTCCCGATATGAAAAGACTGGCAAAACGGTGAAAAAGAACCCGATTGGTGGTTTTCCCTTGCAAGGGAAAATGGAGTTCACTAATACTACACTGCGGTATGGAGAGAAAATCCATGGTTTTCACCAGCTTACCCGCTCGGAAACAGGTAATGACTTGGTAGCGGAACCGTCTCAATATATTTCTTTTTTTGGTTATTCAGTCAATGTGTAGAATAATGAAATATCGCTATATCTCAACGGGTTATGTTTTGGATGCGGTGTTCTTCCTAAAAGGGATTACCTGACATTTTGTTGCTTCACCGGACTTAGCTACATTGATATAAAGACACTCACCCATGACAAGATCCAGCGCATGGACTTCGACGGCGAGGAGTGGATCATAACCCGACGCACCAAGACCCGTGTGTCGAGCAACGTTCCCCTTATGGAAATAGCCAAGGAACTGATAGAAAGGTACAAGGGACTTGCCGGAGGCGATTTCGTATTTCCCATGCCCTCTAACGGTACATGCAACAAGCATCTCAAACAGATAGCCAAAGCCTGCGGCATCAGCAAGGAGATCGGATTCCACCTGAGCCGCCACACCTTCGCCACGACCGTCTATCTCTGCAACGGCGGCACGATAGAGGCGCTCTCCAAGATACTCGGTCACAAGCACATCAGCACCACGCAGATCTACGCTGAAGTAACCAACAAGATGGTAAGTTCAGATTTCCGGGCAATCTTTGGCAACCTCGCCGCCATGCAGCGGAGCGTACTGGAGAAAAGGGACAGGAAGCAAGGCAGGAAACAGGTGCACCGGTCCCTCCGGGAAACGGCTTGACACCTTTCTCCATGCGAAACACGGCAAAGGCAGGAACCCCGATACAGTGCTCCTGCCTTTGCTGCATTTTCCGATGTATATCCCCGTGCGTTTATGTTGGACTTTTCCCCCGTTTGCGCTTTTGTCTCATGTCCACGTAATTTTCTTCCAGCATACGCAGCAGATCCGACTGGCGGTAAAGCGTCTTGCCTGGCAGCGATATGTACGGGATCAACCGTTGTGTGCGGTAGCCCTGCAACGTCCTTGACGTGATATGTAACATTCTGCACACATCCTCACCCGTGAAATAGACCTCGCCGTTCATCGCCGGACGGAAATGCGCCGTCACCGTATCAATATACCTCATGCCCTCTTCCAGAGCCTCGAAGTACGCACGTACCTCTTCCGTGTCTTTTGTTATCACTTCCATGTCACTCGTCCTCCATTATTTCCCGGCTCATGGATTCCACGAATACCTCCACGTCCTCCGTCCGGTAGTAAATCTTATGGTTGATCTGGCTGTACGGCAGCAGTCCCCGGTCACGGTAGGTCTGCAACGTCCGTTTACTGATCCCCAGTTTCTCGCACACGTCCGCCCCGTCCATCCAGTTCATCTTCCCGGGCGGGCGGTAACGGGCGCAAAGTTCCTTCACGTGCCGTGAGAAGCAGCCGAACCGCTCCTTCATCTCCTCAAAGGTCTTCTTTTCAATACTTACTATTTCCATCGTTCTGATACATTTTTCATTATACTTCCCTGCAAATATATGGATTCATATAAAACTATGTATCAAAACCGTATAGCTTGTCAGCGTTTTGCTTCACGTTCGTAGCCTTGTCGTACCCCAAACGATGAAAGGCGGGGAAAAGTCCTACATAAACGTACCCAGTTCAAGGGTACGCACGAGAACGGAATCCATAGCACCAATTCCGGATGGTTCAAAGGAAAATGTGTACTACGCACCGACTTCACCCTCATCCAGCCACGATGCAAGTTGATGGGGCACGGGGCAAATTTCGTCACCGGCTTGCCCCTTGTCAAAGCCATCTCTTTCGAAAACGGACTGGAATAGTTATTTTACTTTTGCGGTAATTTCATCTATCAGGTTCGTGATCTTCTCAATGGAATACTTTTCTATCAATCTCCTGTTTGCCGCTTCTGCCTTTAGTCTTTCATTGATTAATTTTAGTTGTGGCAAATCTGATTGACAATATTTGCTCAAGTGTTCTATTTCACTGCCCCAAGAGGTATATTTATAACGGAACTGTAAAAAATGCAGAAAGGTGTTACGTGATTCGTTGGACAATCCCAAAATACTTTTTGAAACCTTATCCGCATCAGCCTCTTGGAATATTGAAGTATCCCTATAAAGACGCTGTTTGACCGGGACTACATCATTCAATGCCGGATTCAGGCGTTCGCAAGTTTCATCCGTCAGATTTTCCAGCATGACAGACACTTTATTAGGGCATTTCTTCAATCTTTGCCCGAATAGTTTTTGAAAATACGCAACCAGTCCATTCAAAATTCGATCTGAACCAATATTAGAATGATTCCTTCTTGTACCCGCATGTACCTTTGAGTTACAATTCAACAAACCCTCCATGTCGCTGATACCTTCCATCAGCCTGTCTATGGAGTGCTTGCCTTGGGCTATGATGTCTTCCTCGGATACGTGAACAAGGTTGTCGCTATATAAAACCGATAGTACAGATATAATGACAAACAATTCTTTTAGATCAACGCTTTCATCCGCAAAGTAATATCGTACCGTTTCCCCGTAGTGTTTCTCGTATTCCCCGTTATCCAGTCTCCAATAGTCGTACAGGTAATCCCAACTGTTCAAACTTGCGTCTTCGGCTGCAAAATATTGTTGCAGGTAGGTCGTGTCAAAATACCCGCTTTCCAGATAGCAGACAATTTCATTAACGATGAATCTATCAAAAATATCCAACTGTTTACCTATCTCTATAAAACGGTATTTGGAGAGGATTTTTTCACGCTCCTCATCTTTCTCTTTATCCGGGAACATGTCATACAGGCTGTTGAATAGGCTTCCGATCCGAGTATTCCCACCCTTATACTCGCAGTAAACGGCGACAAAATTTGCCAACAACGATGTTATGACAAGTTTGTACTTGGGAGATTTATGATAATGCTCCGGCAAAGCCATGGCTATCCTGTGATAATCGTTTAGACATTGCCGCAGGACTCTTAAATTATCGAATTTAGAGGCATGGAATATCTTGATGATAAGCTCTTTGTTCTCAGACAAGAGGTTCCTGTTGTTGGTGGATATCTCGCCAATGAAGAAATCGAGTGTCTCCCCTATATTTAATTTGATCTCAAAAGTGCGCCCGATAGTCTTTTCCTTGAAATCCTTGAATTTCAACTTGCACTTATCGTCCTCTTTTTCGGAAATCTTGTTCTCATCGCCAATGATGATGACCTTGCATTTACAATGTTCCGAAAAGTAATTGATGTATCCCAACAAGGTTTCCAGTTTTACATCACATCTTTCAAGGTCGTCAAAAATCAGAATCTTGTTTCCTTTTATTTCGGAATTTTCTTCTTTCAACAACAAAATGGAGTCCAAGTCACAGGTTACACTCCCTTCATCCTTTCCGTCACCGTCGATGTCATATTTCAAAGCGATTTTCGAGGCGGCTTTTAATATATTCTTGGCAAGTTTCATTCCCTTGCTGTACAGCCACGGGGATATTTCCTTGTTGACTTGTTCTGTGATTTGCTGGGTAGTGGTCAAACCATATAAAGACACATATATGGGCCGCCATTTTAACTTGTCCGCATCTTTATCGTTTTTCAGTTGCTTTATCCATTGGCGGATAAAAAACGTTTTGCCGCATCCCCAGGCACCTCGCAGCATGATGGCATATTGCGGATCGGATATTTCCGCATATTCATTTAAAAAGGTGAGTATGTTTCTATTCATAGCCATGTTCATTAGAGGTTTCAAAATTACGGAAAAGAGGCATAATTCTGATAACTTTTAAGAAATAAGTTATTACGGTCAATTCGTGTTTCCAGATGATTGTCGGAGCGTTCCCCTTCGGGTCGGGCTTTCCGCTGCAAGTCCTCGCTATGCTGTGGGCTTTCCCCTGCAATCCCTAACGTGGGTGAAAGGGCTTTCACTGTCTTGCACTTGCACCTTGGCGCACGGGCTGTTCCGTCCCGGCGTCCGTTTCCGACCATTTCGGCAGGCTGCATGGCCGAAGCCGGACATCGGGGCGGAAGGACAAACGGAACACATCCGTCCGTGCCGTCACACGGGGCTTCGGCTGTTCGCCGAAACCTCCCGTGCCCCGTCCCGCCTGAAAGAGTTCCCCGGCGTTTGTCCGGCAGCCGGAAGCTGACCATGCTCCCATATACTTCTCCCGCCCGTATCTCCTTGCCTTGGGAAGCGGGCGTTCCCGGCTCTCCGGAAGGCTTCTTTTTCCTGCACCCGGCAAGTAACTTACCATTGACTGGAATGACTGACAGGGCATTTTTTCCCTAAGCTGATTGGAAAAACATTGACGAAGGTAGGCGGAGGTGAAAGCAAATCCGCAAAAAATGCCAAATCTCCACCCTGCGGGTAGTATTTACCATTTTTTCAGATGGTTGCAATTCACCTTTTCCGCTTTCAATAATGGTCAATGTTCTTCCCAATCAGCCAAGGGAAAAAAATTGGTTGGGGCGACAAGCGATGAAAACAGAGTAATAACGATTAAAATTTGTGAGTTATGGCAACAACGAACAGCACCATCGAAAAAATTGCACCGATGTTCACCGAGTTATTGATAAAGAAAATCGAGTGCCTGAAAACGGATTGGCAAAAACCGTGGATAACGAGCCTTGAACAAGGTTTGCCCCGCAACATCAGAGGGACGCTCTATAATGGCGGCAATGTCTTGATGTTATTGTTCTACACCGAGTTCATGAAATTCACTTTGCCCGTGTTCCTCACGTTCAACCAAGCGAAGGAAGAGGACTTGAGCGTCAGCAAGGGCGCACGCTCGTTTCCCGTCTATTATTGGTTCAAGTTCGTGGTACACAAGGAGACGAAAAAGACAATCAAGTACGAGGAATACCGCAAGCTGCCCGCAACCGAGCAGGAAAATTACAAGGTCATCCCGCAGATGAAGTATTACAACG